TACGAAACGTAGTTTAAGGATGAGTTGAGTTTCTTCAGCGAGCCTTTGCGTGTATTCTTCTGTGCCTGGTACTTGCCTAATAAATCTATCGTACAGCCTAGTTATGTCGTTCAGTTCTTTATCTTTTTTCATTGCCTATGCTTTTATGTTTGCCTGTTATTGCCTTGAGCAAATATATTTATCTGCGTATATTATAGGAAATGTTTTTTTGGTTATTGTTCTTCGTCTGAGTGTAGTTCGTTGAGCAGTTGTCTGAGTTTTGTACCCTCAACTGTTGCCCTCACTTTGCCAACATCGTCGCCTTTAGTTGGATCTATGTTATCGTCACTTCTTGCGTCTTTTGGTGTATTTGGAGTTACTGGATTATTTGGCGTAACTTTTGATTTCTGTTTAAGTGAGTCATAAATTGAACTTCTTTGTTTATCAAATTGTTTATACTCTGGATCGTCTGCCAAGTCTCTTATTCTCAAAGTGTCCACGTCAAATTCTAAATCTATTTTTTGTCCAACACCTGAACTAGATCTAGTTTTCATAAATTGTATTTGATATCTTCCACGTTCTCTCATGGCTCTTGATGTAAAGATACCAATTACGTTATCTGCTGTTTGTATCTTAGATAATCCACCTGCTATATGAGAATGGTCAAATTCAATTTCTTCAACACTTGCTCTGTTTAACTGCGATGCAGTTGCTAATAACATTTGAGATTCTACTGCAAAATTTCTTAGTTCTTCTGACACATATTTGTCTTTTATAAACAAATCTGCTGGCGATACTCTTTTAGATTTTGGCATCATTAGATCAAGATAATCAATCAGTATACAATCTATTTTCTTTTTGTTTTTAAGTTCTAATTCTTTAATATAAGTTTTTATATCGAGTATTGTGCTACCACTTGGCAAATATTTTAGTTGCAAGTTTCCGGATTTCTTTTTTAACATCTTAACTTTCATCTCAACATCGTCCATGGATTTCATCACGTTCTTTGTTGGAATGTTGGTTGTCATAGCATCTATCCTCATAGCCGCAAGTACCTCAGATAATTCAAAAGATATGTAAACTGTGTTCAAGCCAGCCAGTGCCCAATTCACTGCAAGATTCTGTAAGAACAAACTTTTACCTGCACCTGATCCGCCTGCAAAAATGTTTAGTTCTCCTCGATTAAATCCACCGAACAGTTTCTTATCGAGATTAGGCCAACCTGTGCTGACTTGTCCGTTTGAACTTTTTAAAAGTTCTAACCTACCTTTTGGATCATCAAAGTAGTCTGTACCTAGATCACGTGTTAGTCCTACGTTCACTGCATCTTTGACCATATCCTCTACTGGAGCATAGTCGCCTCTTTCAAGTAAATCTGCAGATTGAAGTATTGCACCTTCGAGTGCCTTGTGTCTAGAAAATGTTTCAAATTCATCTAATAACCAATTGAAATGAGATGGATCTAAATCCTGTGCACCTTTTAATTTAATATCGTGCTTGGCATTAACTTGATCAACCTCTGGCATAACCTTGTATTCTTCTACATAATCTTTAATGAATGTTGCAACTGGTTGTAATTTTCTATCAAAATGTTTTGGAATAAAAATGTTAGATGCTCTAGCAAATGATTCAGCATCTGCTAAAAACATTTCTAAATATAACTTCTGAACATCAAAACTATACTCTGCCATACATCTTTCTCTTTAAATCTATTTTAAGTCTATTTGACTCTGTTGATTTTAGTATTGATTGTATAGTAAACAATCTTCCATATTTTAACACAGCATCGGCAACATCGTCAACATCTTCTTCCCACTCTGGAAATGCAACACTCCAACGAAAATCCATTGCTTGGTTAATTAATTTTTCTCCAGGTGCATCTCTGTCTGGTACTACAATTACCTTTCTTCCTAAGGCGTCAATCAACTCTCTTTGTGTATCATTTATCTCTGATCCTAGTATGCTGACACCAGAAACGGATATAGCATCAAAAGGTCCTTCTGTAACAATTACAAACTTCCTTGTCCAGTCCTGTGCATCCATGTTAAAAACATAACCCGGTTGGACCTCTGTATAATATTTTACCTTACCTGAGTCGTCAAATATTCTGCCAGTGTAACCAACAACATCACCCTTCCAGTAAAATGGTATTATCAATCTTCTGTTAAAATCAAATGACATATCTGGAGAATACATAAAATCATACCAATCAGCACCAATGCCTCTTGCTCTTAAATAATTTAACAAAGAATCGATATAATTGTGTTGCTTATCTGTAAGATCTTTTCTGAGATATTTTTCTAGCCAAGTATCTAATTTGTGTGCATTTTTTGGCAAACTTTTTTTAATAAAGGAAACAAATTTTTTCTTTTCGATTACGTTATCTGATTCTTCCAGACGCATAGCCTCAATAACAAGTTTCTTAATTGTGTTGTCGTCAATTCCTAACCAAGACATCCATTTTTTAGTTTTTACGGAAATTTTTCTGCCTGGTATATAGGAAGTTTTAAATCCACAATTAAAACAATGATATGATAAGGTACCGTCCGCACTATTCATTATACCTCCACGTTTCTTTTTATCTTGTGTTTCTCCGTTGTGTATACAGCACGGTCCGTTGAATGCAATCCACCCAGAAGGAGTTTTTTTCTTATTCGTAGGTAAGGATGTCAGAATAGTCGACTGGATCAGGTTCATAAACTATATTTTATAGTCTATATAACAATTTGTCAAGTGAACCGTTATTACCAGATGCTCTGTCGTGTGTAAATCTAACGTTTTCATACACACCATTAAAATTATAATAGGTAATACCGGATTGGTTAGAAAGGTTTACGTTTTGAATTGTAGTCCAATCTGTTTCAGCAGGTGTAGGTGCTAGTGTGCCTTGAATCTTAAAGTTACCAGTGTAATCAGACCAGTATGCCGCAACAGTGTGAAGTGCTGAATTATTATTTTGTCCAGGTCTAGCAAATACATTACCAGATGTTCTTCTTGTAGTTGCACCAGACATGGCAACGAATGATGGTTCAATACTTTTTACAAATTCTGGATATGCACCACTTAAAATTTCCACTGTGCCTGAGGCATTGTAAAAACTATCTGCGTATGTAACTTCTCTTGAATTATCTGATTTTACTTCTCTGATTGCATAATTGTAAAATTTTGCATCCAATGAAATTAAATCACCGTCTGTAATAGTTACAGATGCTTGGCCTTTTGTAGATACTGTACTACCATCATCAAGTATAGTTAGGTTCCTTGTCAACACAGATTTGTTGCTTTCTGTGTCTATCAAATTAAATTCGTAGGTTCTACTGTTTACAAATTGTGCTTTCTGATCCTCATTTTTAAATGTAAAAGTAATAGGATTTGATACTCCTCTATACACTTTTAATCTACGATCGTACACTTTTGCGTTCCTTCCATTATAACCACTTATTGTGGCCGTTACCAAATTGGTTATTAAATACCTTGAGACTGTTTGCATAGTACATATTTAACAGTATTTATTGGAAAGTGAATGAACGAAATATTTGAAAAACTAGGAAAGAAATTCCCCTTTTTAACACTCGTACAAAAGAGTGACTTTGAATATGTTGGTATAGTCCAAAACCAAGATACCAATGTTATAAGTGTATACGACTATGATAAACTAGCAACACAGAGAGAAAAAGAATTATTCTTGTCATTAGGTGAAACTTGGTGGTGGGAGTCCAATAGAAAATTACCAATCAATATATTTCTTAAAAAAGACTTCAAACAGTTCAAGTACACACTTACAACATTGAGTGGCAAAGATGTAAGAATTGTGCATGGACCTACTGTACGATTGGCCGATATTGCGAAGAAACGAATAAAGCGAAGAACTATTCAGTTAATGCGTAAACCTACCTAGTTTTCTTCTTTTCAGGAAGTATAGCACCTGTTATCAGATAGTGTTGTGTTAAAGGACTATTTGGGTTATAACCATACGGATCTGATTTTTTAGAAGAAGTTTTTTTATTAAGTTTTTTACGGATTGTTTTTTTCTTTTTTTGATTGTGCATCAAAACTATATTTATTTCTTTTCATTAGATTCATCTGTACTACGATTGCATGAGCATATGCAATAGCATGGGATTTCTTAAAGAAGTAACTGCCGTCTGCAGGTTTAGTCCATACTTCCTTCAATATATCGACCCAGTCTTTATACATTAGGTGCCTCTTTGCAGGACGTATAATTGCTAATACAGCCGCAAGTTGTTCAATATTTTTTGGTTCAAGTTTTGAAACAATATTGTAATGACCATTCAAATGAAATAAATTATCAACCACGTTGGAATCTTTTAGTATATCCCAGTCTGGTTCTTCTATCATTAATTCTACAAGTTCTCTTTCAGATTTTATATCCTTGTAAATATTGACATTCAATAAATCTATCTTAAAATATCCACGACTCTCTGCATCTTTGTAATCTAGACTTGATCCTTTAGTATTTGGATTTACAGGAATGTCATGAAAGTATATTCCTGATTTATGTTTTTCATGCACGTCGTTCTTTACAATAGTTGCTGGAGTATGTTTGAATAATTGTAATACTCCTTCTCTATCAAAAAAATCTATGTCTACATCAGGCATTTTGTTTTTTATAATCCTTTATTGTTTTGTTTAATTCGCCACCTTCATAATTTGGCAAGTTCATTAATTCGTTTAAAACTTTATTCTTTGGATCTAGTTTATACACTTCTATTGCAAGTGAATTTATAAATCTAACATCCATTTGTGTTTTAATGTGTTTACCCATTAGTGTATGGTTCCTCCTGCTGTTTTATCAAATTCTTCTTTAGCGCCTGGTTTTAGCATATCAATTACATCCAACATTTTTTTATATCCTTCACTTTGTACAGTTTCTGGATTCATTTCTGGCACAACAATTTTTCCTAATGATCCATCTGGTTTAATTACAACCACGCAGTCACCAATTTCAAAATCAAGTTCCTCTGCAACTTCAATATCTATCTTACTCAATTTTTGCTCCTTTTGCCGTTTCTTGAACAAACAATAAGTCTGCTGGATAACTTTTAAACTTGCTTGACCAATATCCTGGGTTAATAAATTTTTGTGTCATTTGTAATTGTTCGTCTGTAAACGATTGTAACATTTTTTTTCCAGCAGAGCAACCGTAGATTAACCATGGCGATATTTTACCTGCTTGAATGTGTTGTACCGCTCTGTTTGTGTTTACTAATCTAAAGTAGTCAGACCATTGTGCGTTTTGTGTATCTGCCCAATCCATCATTGTTGTTATAGATCTTTGTAATGCCGCTTCAACTGGTTCAACTTTTAATGTTTCAACGAGATATGTTTCATACAAATCTTCTCTTGCCCAATGATCAAGTTTAATTCTTGACAGTACAATATAGTCTATATATTTGTCTGGATATAAAGGATTTATATGCATCATAAACCTACCAAACTTTACAAATGCATTATAATAAGGAGATGAACAAAAATCGTCATATGTTCTTTGTTTTGCATTTTTTTGATTCACTTCATAAAATCTTTGAAATACTATAAAGGCATTCTGCACCCATTTTTCATTTTTTTGTAAGTGTCTACGTTTAGGTTCGCACATATGGACGTGTAATGTACGTTCACGTGAAAATGTCTTACCACAATATGTACAAGTAAATTTAGTTAATTCCGTGTGCATCTAACAATTCCTCCAACTCTCGGTCAGTGATAATCTTGTCTAGTGTTTCTAAATCTGATTCCTTCCATGTCGGATATATTTGCTGTAATTGTTTTAAAGATTTATTAGGCACACGTTTCATAGGCTTAATCCATGGATGAAACTCTTGTTTTAATGCACCACACATAGCAGTTAGAATCCAACATAGTTTTTTGTGTTTACTAGATAAAGTAAACAAATGTTTGTTAACACACTCATTGGTCATTTCAACATAGTGTTCAACATAAAATGGATCTTTCGATGAAACACTTGACACATATCTCATCAACATATAAGGCGAATACAATGATTTCTCATGATCATCTATTCTATCGTAATAGTCTTTATTTCGGAAGTCCACTGCTTTCAGACCATTACGTAACTCAAAAAACTTTCTTTTCTTCTCTACCATAATTTAAATCTTTCTAACTTCTTTAATAATTCTTTTATTGGTTTATACACTGTCCATATTTCTTCAATATGACTATCAAGTTTCTTTTCTAACTTGTCTAATTTTTTTTCTATTCTATCTAATTGTTTTTTGTCTACCATACTTCACTGTAATCTATTTGTTCACATTGTCTAGAAATATCTTTTACAAAGTAAGCACACACAGGATTCTTTTTTGTTTCTAAAGGAACGCAAAGTATTTGTCCTGACTTAATTTTTGGAAAGTACCATTTCACTTCTTGATAGATATCAACAATATCTATAGGATGAAAGTCTGGCTTTGCACTTGTCAACGGATTAAATGTAAATGCTTCAAATCCTCTGTCGTTCAAACTAGTAATAGGCAATACGTGTAACTCTCCTTGCTCTGCTTCTCCTACTACCATCTTCCAATCTAAAGGCATTTTAATTTTGTACTTTCCTATTTCAAGCACAGCCGCTGGGGCATTAAATGATTCTAAAAATATCAGTGGTATAAAGAAATAGTCAGGCTCTTGAGGATTGGAATTATCAAGCACTGCAAATCTTAATTTGTCGTCTACGTATTCTGGAATTTTTTCCAATGTATAAGTTTGATTTTCTAATTGTAAAATTTTCATATATCTATCTTTTCTATATTATACGGATAATTTGCCTCTTTGTAAAACTTTTTTCTTTGTGTTAGATGTCTTTTTGCAAATTTACATGAACTGGTAATATCCCATATTTGAACTTTGTCTTTGTCCTCTGCTTTACGTATACCTCTACCTATACTTTGAATTACCCTAACGAAAGACTTGCCAGGTTCAATAAGAACAAGATTGAATATCCTAGGAATATTAATTCCAACGGATGCGACCCCATAAGTTGCAATAATGATTTTGTTTTGTGTTGTAGACACTTCATCGTAGTGCTCTTTCCTTTCTAAATTTTTAGTTGATCCTGATATAAACACAGAATCCTTTAATTTTTTCTGTAATATTTCTCCCGCGGATATTCTGTCTACTAAAATCAATGTATTCCCCGATGATGAAATATCTTTTATTGTTTGTGCCACCCAAGTCATTCGAGTGCTATCCGTAGTTAGCCATTTCAGTTCTTCTGGATAATTTTTAAACTCTTTAAGGTCTTGTGTTTGTAAAACATTCACGTGACAATTAGCAAGTACACCTTTATCTTGTAATTCCTTTGCAGGCAGTTTGTTAATAACATCTCCTATCGAACATTTAATTCCCATGAATTCATAATCTGCTTTAGGAACTGTGCCAGTCAATCCCCAACGTATTCCACAATGTGCAAATGCACCAGTGAGCAATCTTTTAAGTACATCTGCTTTTGCCATGTGTACCTCATCTATAATCACAGTGTTTATGCCTTCACAAAATTCTTTAAACTCTGTGCTATGTTCATTTTTTGCTTTCTTCTCAAGCACATTCAGTGATTGCCAGGTTGCTATTGTGTTATATCTGCCAACTTCTTTTCTGTCTCCATAATAAACACCTGTGTCTAAGTTACAAGCAAGAAAGTCTTCTTCTGTTTGTGTAACCAGACTTTTGTTTGGAACTATTGTGAGTGTCCTTCCGTACGGTTCGACCAATTGGCATAATGCCGCAGTAATGATTGTCTTACCTGCACCAGTGGCGATCTCTTGTATGCTTTGTGGATTTGCAATAAATTTGTTTATTGTTTCTACTTGATAGTCCCTCAATTCTATTGGTTGTCCAGCCATTGGGTGGTTTGGTGGCCAATTGATGTGTGATAGATAATTTTTGTCTATTGCATTAAATTCAAAATCATGTTTTTCTCTTTCGTCTTTGAAATCAACATACACACCACCTTCTTCTAATATGGGTAATATTTGATCTACAAGATTTAAGTATGTTGTACCACCTAGACCGAAGAATGCAATCTTGCCGTCCCAACGTCCTAATTTTACAGCAGGTAAGTGGAACGCATATGGGATTTGATATTTGAATTTTTGATGTAGACGTTGTCTCCATTTCAAGTCTAAGTTTTCAAACTTGACATTTACTTCGTCTTTTATTACCAGTTTACATGAACTCATATTTTGTCTATAGCACTTCCATAATTTGTATATGTGCTATAATACAATCTTTTATGAATATTTTCAAGCCATTTCCTTACAGTTTCTCCATAAGGTGCATAAGAATTGCTTACCCAACTTAATGTTGTCAAAGGTCTTATACCAGATTTCATTAAAGTTCGAGGTATTTTGTTTCTGATAAAAATAATTTTTGTATTTTTACCAATAAATTTATTCTTTTCCGATCGTTTATGCAAAGTTTTAAATTCATTATAGATGTTTGTTTTTTGTTCCTTTGTCATATCTGTACGGTATAAATGTGAATACGGATTGTCTAACATATCCAAGTTATCGTTAGATACCTCTTCGTCATTAGGATCTGCCATTGGATACTTTGCCAAATCAAATCCCCATGCAACTTGTTTATCTGTAATACCTTGTTCGGTAAAAGCATAAAACCAATTTGTCATGTCCTGTATATCTTCAGGAGAATTTATATCGCTCATAGGAACAATTAAAGGAAATAAGTCAAGTTCTTCACAAGCAGATAAAACTTGATTCCGACTCCAAAGCAACGGATCGATATGAACTTCCTTTGTTTTTGTTACTGCAATTTTTTCAGCAAGTGTATCAACCTTATCCGGAGTAATTGGAACTCCTAATCCAAATGTTTTAAGACTATCTACCTGTTGTAGTAGTGGCTTAATTGTAATATTACTTTTCCAGTAAGCATTTAAAGATTCAGATGCGTTTTCTAACCCTAAATTTTTCTTGCCAACAACAACTTGTACGTGTTTAAATTCTTTCTTTTCTTTTCTAATTTGTTCGAAATCTTCAAACATTGTTTGATCAGTAAATTTAAAATCATATCTAGTTCCAATTAACGTGATATAATATGCAACAACTTCTGTGTATTTTGCTGTCCAACGTTTTGATTCTCCGTCGTACCTAAAGTATCCTGCAGGCAAGCCACGTTTATCTTTTAAACAACGTATCAAGGCAATTATTTTTTCATTATAAGGAAATCGTATTTCTAACTCGTCCTCGTTCTCATCATTTGTGTATTTTTCAATTACTTTAGCATAATCAATTTTTCTAAAAGGATCTCTCCATTTTGGATTCTCACAAATGTCACTTATATCTACTTTATATTTTTCAAATAATGTCTTGTATCTCTTTAATATTCTAAGTCCTAGCATGGCTTGTTTTTCAGTCCACGGATACAGTGTTTGAGCAAGTGAGTTTATTGTTGCACGGTCTTTGTCATGAGCCTGAAATCCTTCCCAAAAATGCTCATTATATGCTAATATTTCTATGCATTCTTGTACAGTTTGGGGTATTTTATGAGTCGATAACATATGCTAAATTCCAGTTAAATACAGTTATTACGCACAATTATAACATAGATGGTAAAAAGGTCAACCGCATAAGATATGAATAAAAGAAGAAAAACACAGAAATTTAAAAAACATTTGGAAAAAGTGTTGAACAGGCCTAGTACCCAACAACCATATTATACAAATATGCATGGGATTAAGTCATGGTACGATCACTATAACGTTGCCTTGTTTGACAACAAATTACCGTATTTTGATGAAATAAAAATAAAAAGAATACATGGTGCATTAGGACAGGTTGTTTATACAACTTATAAAACTAAAGATAAGCATTATGTTCTTGAGATGTTACCAAAATATCCAACCAAAAAAATGTTTTTAGAAACGTTGGTACATGAAATGATACATTTATATCAAATGAAAGTGCGAAACAACACAGGTAACCATAACAAATTATTTTATAGTTTCAAAAGCAAACTTAATTTTTTAGGTCTAGAACTTTCTCGATAAACTCTGCATAAGCCATAACCTTGTGATTCTTATGAGGTATTACTTTGATATAATCGGGCGGAGTATCATGTACAATAGTAAAATTGCAGTACGGTCTTCTTTTACAAATACTTTTATATTGTTGTAACCATGGCTCAAATATTGTATCACTATCTCTCTTGCCGTAGTTTTCTGTGTCTTGATAAATGTTGTTTAACTGATTTTTTCCGTACTCTCTGAAATCATATCCTATCAAATATATATTTTTGTGTCCGTGTATACAAGCGGTCCAGAATGCGGCATTACCTGATATCCAATGAGGATTATGAGGGATCAAATTTAACTTATAATCCGATCTCGACATTTCGATTGCAGGCGCATAACATACAGTCTTTTCATACACTTTATCTTTCACAATTTTTTGAGACATAAATCTGTCAACACTGAACAAATACGTTGGGATAAAATCTCTATATAGAGCATTACAGCCATAAGTTTGTCCGTTGTTATGCAACCAATTTAAATCTAATTTGTCTTGCCTTGACGGACCATTCCCTATACAGTATGCATTTCCTTGTGGCACTGCCTTAATTCTATCTTCGACCCATTCACGTTCTTCAATTTTTTTGCCTTGACGTATTGTCATACGTGCAATTATTTCTTCGCCTTGATACTGTGTCCATTCTATAGGTTGATCTGGATCCGGTCGTTTGCCAATGTGAAATACTTGTTTCATTCAATCTCCATTAATTTGTAAAATGCCCAACTATTAATTAGGCCACTTACTCCTAAATTATAATTTTGTTCTTGATCTATATCTCTTAAAATTTTATTTGCTTTTGCTAATCCTAAACCTGACTTTATAGGAATTATAAGTGCCATTATTTGATCGTCTTTCATTTTCTTTGCCGCTTGTACTCTATGCCATCCATCACAAAGAACGTAGTATCCTGTATCTTTTATTGGTGCAACCAATATTGGATTTAAAGGTTCTGATTGTTTTGTAAGTTTCTTTATCCAATCTCGTTTTTCTTTGTTCAATGGTCGTTCTGCTCCTAGTCCTAGTTCTGCTAAGGTGATTAACTTATCAATCTTTACTTGTATAGGTTTTACTATTTTTTTATGTATTTTTCTAACAGTCTTTCTCTTATCCTTGCCCATGGCTTTCCTTCTCTAAATTCTTCTGTGAACCATTCTGTATATGATAACTGATTTGCCCAGTTTTGTCTAGCCGGCATTGCCGGGTGTAATATATCTGACAAATCCGTATTACCAACATCATGGCATAAACTTTTCTCTGACACAAACACAGGTATACCGTGTATTACTGCCTCCATGGCAGGGTTTGAACTGTGATTGACCACTGCCCAGGTTGATGCTAAAATTTTTTTAAAGTCAGTATCATCGTATGTATTCCAATCACGTTTAGGTAAATTTACTCTGACGTGTTTATATTTGTGTTCTGGAAAATTATGAACTATATTTCTTGGGTGTGGTCTTATTACAATTGGTTTGTCTGTATATCTTCTTATTTCTTCAATACAATTTTTAAAATAGGATTTAAGTCCAGGATTTTCTCTCCACTGATGACTATTGTGATGTTGTCCACATATTACTATTACGTTACCTGTTTGCTTCCACGGTCTAAATTGATGATTAAAAAGTGGCCAACGTTTGTCATCATATGTCTGATTTGCAAAGTCTGCCTCTCGATTGATTCCGTTTATACCCATTTTGAAAGATGAATTTCTACGTAGTCCGCCTACCTCTAATACAACAACTGGTCTTCCTGTGCCTCTAAATTTTTCCCAAACTTCTTTATTAGGTTGCATCCGTCCTTGCCAAAGTACCGACCAAATTACTGCAACATCACAGTTCCTATCCTCTCCTATAAAAACTTTTTCACCCTTTGATTTTAAATGTTCAATAAGTGCGGCGAATACCGGCTTTCCGTTTAAACTTGAATTTTCAGGGTAGAGTGCAATTCTCATTAATTTCCTTGTGTTCCTTTTGCTACTTTACTGATAATATCTTCTGCTTGTTTTGGATCAAATCCACTTTTAGCAAATGGATCATAACTTTCAACACTTTGCCAATATTCTTCTGGTCGATTAGATCTTAGGTCTGTTGCAGAACTTTTACCTTTTACTTTTCTTTTGCCTTTCATGTGATCGACATAAGCACCAAGAACACTATTAATAAAAACATGATGTCCTTTTGCACCTGCACCTTTGCCTATATCGTAACCATCATTTGGGGCAACTTCTTTTAGTACTTGCCAAAATACATAGGAATCATGCCATTCGAGATGTTCAAAAATTGTATCTTTATTATATAAATCAATCCAAGTATCAATAAATGAATTAATTAAGTAATGCCTTTTATTGTAACTAACCCAACCACACTCAGGATATTTTTCTCCCCTACCCAAAAAATTTACTAACTTATCAACTGGCATTAGATTAAGGACAAAATCTTTTGGTATAGGTCTAAAAGTATATGTGTCTGCGTCTAACCATAAAACAACATCGACATCTATGTTTTTTATTGCATGAGCAACTGCAAATGTTTTATGTGCAAATCTTACTGCGTCCCATAAGAAAGAGCCTTTACCTTTATCGTTTTTTCCTGCATTTGGATTTCTACGTACACCACCTGGTATCTCTTGTAGTTCTCCATTTGCAACTGGATCATCTTTATGTCTGTTTTTAAAACTAACTAAATCAGGATTTTCTTTTTCTAAATCAATATAAATTATTTTTTCGTGTTGCAATGGCGGTAGTTCTTTTTCGTAATACACATATAATTTTACATCATCGGGCCAATTTTCTACAAAACTTTCTAACATTCTTTTCCCATACGCCTCCCAACGGTTTGGTGGGAAAGTTGTAATAACCGCTAATCTTCTCATGGTTGTTTTCCTTTGATAATTATATATGTATTTAATGAAAAGTCTTACAGTACAAATTTTTAGAAGAACAGTTAAGGATCGAAAACGTGGAGATTCTTATAAGTTGTTGTACGACTTTGCCGAAGGAGTTAGAGCAGTAGGTGACAAAGTAGAAATCATAAACGAAAATATGACCGGACCAACACAGGACGGAGAAATGGAAATTACTGCACCAATTGGTGTCATGTTTGGATACGGCGGTGATAGACAATTACATCATACAAAAGGTAGACGTCATATGCTTGTTCAAAATGCAAAAAATAAAGGTAGTGTTGTAATAACATTTGATGGGGGTTTGTGTTCAAGTTTTGGTAATACAGCAGGTGTGCCAAACCACAGATACAGAGTTGCCCTGTGGACACCAATGCGTAATGGAAACTTTTTAGCAGATAACTCACCCGACGATAGATGGAAAGAAATGCAAAGTTTGTTTAATATTGGAAGTTACGAATGGCAAAAACCAAAAGATGACGCACCTATTTTATTTGTTTTACAACCAAAAGATAATTGGAGCATGAATGAATTAGATCCTATTGAATGGTTTAATGATGTTTATAAAAAAATAAGACCATTGACAAAAAGAAAATTATTAATTCGTCCACATCCAAATAATGTTGCATCAATGGATGAAAGGAGAAATGAGTTTCCTGATGATTGTGAATTAATAATTGGACAAAAACATTTTGCCGGTGATGAAAAAAAGTACTATAGATTTAACTTCCAGGACGCATTAAATAATTGTCATGCTGTTATTACTCACAACTCTACTGCCAGCGTCGACTCTTGCATTCGTGGAATCCCTACCTTTGTTACCTCAGATCTTGCAATTTGTTGGCCAGTAGCAAATACTAATCTAGAAGATATAGAAAATCCAAAATATCCGGATAGAACACAATGGTTAAATGATCTAGGTTATATGATGTGGTCTGTGGACGAAATTCGTTCAGGTAAAGTTTATTCAAGATTCCGTAGCAAAATACTTGAATCTAATTTGATATCGTTGTAATCGTTTAATCTTTTATAAGTTTTTTCGTGTGTGGTTTTAGGTATAGGAACACACTCTCCCATCAATACCTTATGGTCCAAGCCAAGCAAATATGAGAGATTAGGATAAACTTTTTTAGCAGTATGTTTATGAACAATTTCAATTACTTTAGTACCTGGCAAACACCAAAGTAGATTAACAAGTCCTGCACCGTGAGTGCCAACAACGTGTGTTGCTTCTGCAAATGCTATCATTTGATCTAACACTGGCATCTCTTCGAGTCTCAAAACTTCCCATCCTTTTAGTATTGCAAATATTTCTTCTTTGTTTGATAATTTTCTAGAACCTACACCTCTGTCTATAAAAATTTTCCTATGAGGGGGTTTTACTTTTTTATGTAAAAATCTTGAGCGTATAAAATTAACTGATTGTGGAATAATTACACCGTCATTATGATTGCACATTGTAGGAACGTATAAGTGTTTAAACTTCCATGTTTCGTTTTTAGGCATGACCACAAGTTTGATTTCTGGCATAATTTCAGTAATTATTTTTTCCATATATTCGCTTCTGTGAGGCATAATGTAAACAAAATCTTTAAAGGGTTTACTTAATCTTTTCTCTAGCAATCTCATTTTTGCAATTACATCTATCCATATGTGCCATGGGTTATTGCCAGAGGAAACGTCTATTGGCAACCATACAAATTTATTTGTGTCTGTGAATTCTTGTGTAGGCAAAGGAATGTTGACATCAACACTTTCACCCCACTTAGGATATATTCCTTGCCGAGGTCCTAATTTATTCTTTTGTTTCCATGTTAGCGGCCATACGTGTTCTGATATTAAACCACCCATTTTGGTTATTAAGAAAGGCCAGGTATGAACCATACAATCTTCAAACTCAGCAAGATAGGTAGAGTGTGTTTCAAAGTTTAAATATTTTTGAGGATAATCAATAACATCAAACTTGTCATGGAAATACTGAATACTTTCGATATTTTTAACTTGCATAATTTCAATTATTTAATTACAATATAACTATGCTCACAATTTATGCACCTATGGAAAATCTAAACAGCAAAGCCTGGGAGGTATTTGGGGGTGTAATGAAGTCTTGGCCCACTGCTTACCAAACACTGGATAACGGAAAAGCAACAGATCCTTTTGATAATAGTATGTTTTGGGGTTTTGTTAATAATAATCTTAAACTAGTTCATAAACTTGAGGAACGCAAAGATAATTTTTGGTTTACAGATACTCCATATTTTGGTAGATTTAATAATAAAAATTTAAAGCCGGACAACCATTGGTGGCGTATATGTAGAAATAACATTCATGCAAAACTATTAACTAATTGTGATTCAAAAAGATTTGACTCTTTTGGTATCAAAGTAAATCCACCAACAAGAGATGGAAAATATATTTTAATTTGTCCTAGTTCTGCAGGTATTCATATGTATCTTAAGCAGACTACATGGTTAGATGATACAATTAAAGAAATTAAAAAACATACAGATAGACCAATTAAAATAAGAGAAAAACCTCGAGGCAGAGGAACATCAGGACCTAGTGAAGCAAAGATAACCATTGAAGAAGATTTAAAGGACGCATGGGCCTGTGTAACTTCTTGTTCTATCAGTGCAATAGAATCAATATGTAACGGTGTACCTGTTTTTTGTCATGAGAAAAGTTTTGCTACACCTGTAGGTTCAACAGATTTAAGTTCTATTGAAAATCCAAAGTTTGTTGACTCATATCAATGGTTATGTTCGTTAGCATACCAACAATTCACACCAGAAGAATTTGCTAATGGTACTGCTGTCAGTATAATAAAAGAATATTATGATAGTTAAAGTAAATGAATTTTGGGTACCAGAGAACGACATACATATAGAAGAATGGAAATCTGGACAACCGTTTACACAAAATAAATGTTTAATAAAATTTAAAGAATGGTGTACATCTCAACAAAAAAAATTTCGAACTGTTATAGATGTAGGTGCATGGTGCGGAACTTGGGCATCTGAAATGTACGAATTTGCTGATAGCATAAAAGCATTTGAGCCTAATACAGTAAATTTTAAATGCTTAGAAAGAAATGCTGGTAGGTATCCTAATGTTAATCCGTTCATATATGCTTTAGGTGACAAAGAAGGATTCCTAAGCATGACTAATGATGACTTTACTCAGGCGATTAGGATAGAAGAATCACAGGGTAAAATTCCAGTTAAGACTATTGATTCGTTTGGTTGGACAGATGTTGATCTCATAAAAATTGACGTTGAAGGTTATGAGATGAAAGTTTTAGAAGGTGCAAAAGAAACTTTAACAAACACTAATCTTTTAATGATAGAACTTAACAATAATACAAAAAAATATGGTTCAAGCAATCAGCAGATAGAAGGATATTTAAAAGAGTTAGGCTTTCACGAGATGATCAACATTTGGCCTGACAAGGTATATTGCCGATAATTATTTAAAATGGCTAAGATTTTTATTACAGGTGTTGCAGGATTTTTAGGTTCTCATTTGGCAGATTTAATGATAGCAAATGGGCATAAAGTTGCTGGCAACGACAACATGATTGGAGGATATGTAGATAATGTACCACAAGATGTTGAGTTTCATCAAGTTGATTGTAAAGATTTAGAAAAACTTACAAAAGCCATGGAAGGATGTGATATAGTTTATCATACAGCCGCAACGGCATATGAAGGCCTTTCAGTTTTTTCTCCTGTACTTGTAACACAAAATATATTTGAGGCATCAGTTGCAACTGTGACTGCCGCTATAAAGAATAAAGTAAAACGTTTTGTGTATTGTTCAAGTATGGCAAGGTATGGAGAAAATCAAACACCATTCAAAGAAGAATATGATTGTAAACCACAGGATCCATATGGTATTGCAAAGAAAGCCGGGGAGGATGTATTGAAAAATTTATGTGAGGTACACGGAATGGAATATGTTATTGCTGTACCACATAACATAGTTGGCCCGAGACAAAAGTATGACGACCCATTTAGAAACGTAATGTCGATTATGTTAAACAGGATGTTACAAGGTAAACAACCTATCATATATGGCGATGGAGAACAAAAAAGATGTTTTAGTTATATAGATGATTGTTTGTATTGTTTGAACGCACTTGCCTTTCAGGATAACGTGGTTGGTGAAGTGATTAATATTGGACCAGACGAAGAATCAACAACTATCAACGGATTAGCAGAAATGTGTGCAAACGAAACAGGTATAAATTTAGATCCTGAGTATCATTTAGACAGACCGCAAGAAGTTAAACTTGCAACCTGCTCATCTGATAAAGCACGTCAATTATTAGGGTATAAAACGTCTACAAATTTAAGGACAGCAGTTAAAAAAACTGCGGACTATATTAGATTAAGAGGAACTAAAAAGTTTCAATATCATTTACCTTTAGAAATTATAAATGATAAAACACCTAATACTTGGAAAAACAAATTAATATGATTTCAATAAGTTGCCCATCTAGAGGACGTCCAGAACTCGCAAAGAGAATGATTGATACTGCTTACGAAACAGCCGCCTCCGATATTGAATTTTTAATATACCTTAATGATGATGATCCTATGTTGGACGAGTATCAAGATACGATTGATAAAAAACATTATTCTATTGGTCCAAATAGATCAACTTGTTACAGTTGGAATTTAATGGCAGAGAAAGCCAAATATGATTATGTATTCTTAGCAGGAGACGATATCCAATTTAAAACAAAGCATTGGGATAAGATTATGACAGATGGTTTTAATGATTATCCAGATAAAATTTTAATGGCTATTCCTTATGACGGAAAAGAAAAAAATAAACCTAAAAAATTATTACAAGCAAAAGGCCCTACATTGATAGGAGATATTCCTTTCTCTTCTCCTCATTTTCTAGTTCACAAAAATTGGATAGATACATTAGGTTATTTTGTGCCACCATTTTTCTGGCATTGGTACGTAGATACATATACGCAAAAGGTTTCAAGAAAACTTAATAGATGCTTATTTTTTCCAAATGTTACAATTAAAGCAAGAAAAATATTTGACGAAACAGGAAAGCAAGTAAGAAAACATTTAGTAATTAATGATAGAGATGATTATGTTTGGACAAAAATTAGACAAAGACATCTAAACGCAGATGTTGAATTATTACAAAAATTTATTGAGGAATATAAATGATAGCAGGTATTCACACCACGAAACCGAGAACACAACGATATGTGGAATCTTTTGTAAAAGGTACACCCGGTCCTTTTAAAATATACCAATGGAGGGATTTAAAAGAACTTCCTGAAGAAAACTTAACTATGTATGGAATTCTAGCAGGGTCAGGAGAAGTATACAAATGGTGTGAGAAAGAAAAACGAGATTTTTATTTTATGGATCATGGATATTTTTCGTATGCTCATGACTTTCCATACTGGTTACGTATTACTAAAAACGGACATTGTCAAACTAAACTGTTTAACAGACCTAGTGATCGTTATGAAAAATACTTCAAACAAGACATCAAACCATGGAGTAAAAGGGGGTCTAAGATCCTCATACTGCCCCCTACAAACGCGATTTCAGACTTCTTTAGTGTAACGGACTGGCTAGAAAATACCGTTAAAATATTGCGTGAAAATACAGATAGAGAACTGGTTATAAGGGATAAACCATATAATCCGGCTGTTACTAAAGATCACGTAGGTGCTACAATTAAAGTAGACTTACCCACAAATAAAACTTCAGGAGCAATAGATTGGTCGCAATACTTTGCCTGTGTTACCTATAATAGTAACACCATGATTGAAAGTTTTACTAACGGTGTGCCTGTATTTTGTGACCCAAATAACTGTGGAGCAACACCTATTGCCGAAACTGACTTTACAAAAATTGAAACGCCTATATATGGTGATAGAATGTCTTTGTTTAGTTCACTTGCTTATAACAATTTTAATATGGAAGAAATGCAGAATGGAACTGCATGGACTTTACTCGGTGATTTGATTTAAATTAAAGAGTCTATTTCTTTTCATCACTTCAGCAATTATATTAATACTCAGTCTGTCATGTCCTGGATCTATACGTGGAGTGACACCGTGTACTGCTTTGTTTGAATTCCAAAACATAACAAAAGTGTTTTCCTTATATTTTATTGTTTTACTTTCTTTTATTTCATGACTTTTAGGTATTTGCCTTCCTGTTTTTGCAATTACACTACTCACTGGTTCAGAATCGTATACAACAAAATCTCCGCCCTTTGCATTATCACCCCGTTGTCTCATATATAAAAGTCCAGCATACATCTCAACTGGATTATCAATATGTGAAGTTCTAGTTGAAACAGTAACAGGTTTGTGAACAACAAACTGGCAATCAGTAACAACATTTCTTTGGCCAGGACTATGCCTGATTCCTGGTATTTCGTTTACAATATTATTATAATAGTTTTCATCTTTAATTTCGTTTTCAAATATTTTAAGTATGTTTTTATAAAAATCATGAGAAGTATGATATGTTAAAAAATCAAACCATGGTTGTTTAATTTCTATTTTATTTTCGCCTAAAAATTCATTAGCATTTCCTCTCCATGTATGTCCTTCCATTAATGGAAACTTATCTTTTATAGTCTGTACTGGAAAGTTTTCATAAAGCAATTCGTAAGTTTGTGTAGGTAGACAATTTTTGATGATAATATGAGGATAAGGATCCGTAAAATAATCGGTTGCTGGATTAAATTTTTGTAGTACTGAGTATGTATTCATTATGAACTAAAAAGATTTATTAATTCTTTCTTCCAATCGTCACCATATTCACAATCACGATATCCGTCAAACCACGGACCGCCCTCTGTGTAATGCAGTATTTTTGGAGTTCCATCATTTGGTTCTTTGTACCAACCAACTAACCAATTGTATTCGGGTGGCATAGATCCTATTTCGTTATCATCTAACCAACTGAATCTATGTAGGAATTTTGGAGACTCTTCGTTAAGTAATTCTGGTGTAAGTATTTTATTTTTAGGATGTTCGCAATTCCAAAGCACCATGCTTGACCAATTTTTACGTGGATACACTGTTTGTACTTGTCCGTCCATCTTAGTTGTTTCTTTTGGTGCGTAGTCATGTTGTACTACTACAACTGCTTTTGAGTTGTCACAGTATTTTACAAGTTCGTGTGATGGTATCTTCCATAAAAAATCGCAATCACAAAACACTGCCCAACCTTTGAAGTCGTTTAGATAGGGTATAAAAAATCTTGTAAATGTAAATTCTGTTGAAGCAAGTTTATCAACCGGTCTTGTGTAAAGGCCTTGATCACGCATTTGTTTTTGTTTTAATGGAATAACTTCTGCTGAAGGATCTCTTCTTTTGATAGAGTGTTCACATACCTGATATGCTATGTCTTCTCGACTATCGTGTCCTACATATATTTTCATCTTGCTACTATTCCGTGTATATCTTTCCAATTATTTACACGGATAATATCAGGGTGACTAAAATCTTGATTGTATGGGTGACTAATTAATATAGGTTTTAAACCGTATTTGAGACCTGCTAGTGCGTTTGCAGGCTTGTCCTCGACCCAATATAGGCCTGTGTTATGAAACTCGGATAAAGCAGAATCTTTGTTTGCTCCTGTATCTAAAATATGATAATTTTTAAAAATATGATCTCCAAATAATTCTCCCAATCTTTTCTTACGCAAAAGTTGTGCAGGTATGTCAGAAGTTTGTGATGTGATTGGTATAAAAGTCCAACCCTCTGCGGCTAACAATTTTACCCAAGTTTGAGATTCTAACATTGGTGATTGATTACCCATCCATGCACTTTTATTAAATTCTCTGATTTCTTTTCTAATCTCAGTTTTGGTTAGTCCAAATCTCTCTGCCATCTCGTATGTGTTCTGTGTATTGTCTAATAATGTGTATGGGTAAACTCTTTTACCTACATAACCTTCTCCTACTTCGTCTTCAAAATAAGATCTTTGTAACATCCATTGAGTAAAATGGTTTTCCCATTCTAGCAGTACACCGTCTACGTCTGTTAATATTATTCTATTTGATTGTGGCATCTTCCATCCCCGCTACTCTAAGTTTAACAATGTTTGTGATTTGCCATTGTTTCTGATCTAACCCTTTGGTGATGCCTAGCCATTGGTTTCTTAATAATGCGAATTCATTAATAATTTTCTCTAAATCTACTACATCTGCTTCACCATCGACATACTTGTCAGCATCACGTGAAGTAAGTGCCCTGTTATAATTTTCTAAAAACTTTTTGAAAGTTTTAGATCTTAATCTTCTTTTTTCAATATTTAGATATTCTAAGATTGCTTCAATCTCTTGTAACTGATTAAATCGTTGTTCAACTACACCAGGCATAGAAGCAGATGCTTTTTCTAAATTACCCCATATAGAACATTCTTTTCGTGCCTGTTGATATTCTGTTTCGAAATGTTTGATACACTCTGGTATCAATGAAATATCTTTACTTACTTTAGTATACCAATTCGTCATCGTCGTAATCCTCTTCGTCATCTTCAAATACCATGTTTACCGCTTCTTCTAATTTAGGGTCGTAATCTGATGATGCTTTAAGTTCTTTATCATCAACACCAATATCTCTCAGTGTGTTAATAAAGTCAACTGCTCCATCTAACTTATTTCTTTCTGGTATGTAATGTGAAAATGAGTTCCAAATACGTTCGATATCCTCGTGAGTCATCTCTGCCATTTATTCATCCTTGGGTTCTTCAACTGTTTGTTCAGTTGTTGTTGATAATTTATCAAAATCGCTCATCAACATATCTAATTTATCTCCAACCCAAGATTTTCTGAATTCTAGATGCTCCTTTCCGTTCGTATCAATGTATTTCAATCTATTTCCTTGTTGCACTAGTATACCTTTCTTTTCGAATAAATCCACTAGTCCACTATACGGATCCATACCAGTATCGTAAGGTATTTTAACTTGAACACTTTCAAATGGTTTTGCATATCTTGTTTTCATTACTTTACAAGCGGCTCTTATACCTCTAACATCTGATATCTTGTTACCTTTTTCGTCTTCTTTAAGTTTGAGTTTTTTCATTGCAATTACAATTGAACTTGCATAAATGAATCCTTGTCCACCTGATATTTTGTCATCTGGATCAAACATATCTTGAGATGCATATGTGTGATTAGTTGCTACAAGTCCTACATTCCAACTACCAAACATATTCACACAGTTTCTTACAAGTGCAGTAAGGGCCTTTGGCTTTCTACCTAAGTCACCTTTCATTTCACCTTTCTCAAACTGATCAACATCTGTTGGTGTAAGCAACATACCTAAACTGTCTATTACGAACAATACTTTAGGTGCCTCTTCTTTACTATCTGAATGTTGTTCTTTATAACCTTTCATGAACTCTGATACAGTCTTTGCTACATCATCTATCATCGATAAACTTAATTTTAAAAGTTTATCCTCCGATGTATCTACTTTCAATGCTTGTAACCATTGTTCATCTAATGCATTTTCTGAATCAATTAATATTACAAATATGCCTTGATCTTGTGCATTCTTAATAATGTTGCCTGATGCAATATATGATTTACCTGCACCAGACTCACCGGCAAGTACTGATACTTTGCCTAGGGGAATTCCTTTGTTAAAATCTCCTGATATTAAATAATTTAAAGCATAGTTTCCTGTGCTTATCCAATCTGTAGGATCACTAAATCCTATGCCAAGTCCTTGTATAGACTTTGTTATACTTTTTCTAAACTTTGTTGCATCAAATACTTTTGTCATATCGTACCTTATATTAGCATACTAGACCCTGATCGTCAATTGAAAACCAGGGTCTGGTAATTTATTGTTATTGACTTTGTCTGCTTCGAATCAATTTTAATATATCCTCGGCTCTTTTAGCACTATCTCCATTTGGAGTTGCTGGTGCTGAAGTTTCCGTTTGTGTAGTTGCTGGTGCTTCTACCGGTTTCACTTCTGGCGTGGATGTTGTTGATTCTACAGGTGCTGGTTTACTTGCTTCTGGCGTACTTGTCTTAGGTGCAGATGTTCCTGCAGGTCTAAAGTACTGTCCATATTTTTCTAGATCATAAGCCTCACCGTCAACAGATTTCTCAAATAATTCTTTAATTATTTTTACTTCTGCATCAGTTGGTTCTTTTGGTCTATAGTCTGATAAGTTGAACAAACCATGCGTTTCAATTGCGGCTCTCTCTGCCTCGTCTAATGCACGTTCTCTTCTTGACCATTTTGAAGTTGAGTAGTCAGCATAACCACCTTTTGATGTTTTAGTAATTCTAAAGTCTACACCTTTAACTGAATCAGTTGGTAACTCTTCCATTTCTGGATCAAGTAACGCAGATCTAATGATGTTAAAGATTTGTGGACCAATTATGAATCTTCTAATAGGATTCTCAGGTTGGTTTTCTTCGTTTAAGGGATTAGTTGTAACAAAACCTTGGAAAATATAACTTTTCTTTTTCCAGTATTTTCTACCCATGTCCTCCATGCTTTTATCTTTGAACCATGGTCTAACTTCTGTTAGTACAGGACAAGTTTTTCCATACATTTCCATACACGGTACTTGTACTTGTACTGGTCTAGAATCAGTCTGTCCTTTAATTCCAGCAAAAGGTAATTTAATCATGTTCCTTTCAGTCCAGAAAAAAGTATTGTGTTGATCCTTATCTGGTAAGAATCTAATTACTGCTTCTTGTCCTTCTTGTATATTCCAATGTGGATAGATGGCGTTGTCTCCGCCGGATGATGAAGTGGAGCGATTCACTTCTTGAGTTTTTAACTTCGCTCTTATTTCAGCCAATGTAGCCATAATGTAAGCCTCCTTGTGTGCCTATGTTTGTTTTAGTGTGCCTAAATTGTATATTAAGCATATTGCATAATATACTACTATATTTATGAATTGTCTAGTGTTATTATTGGTAAAATGCTATTATTTAGAAAGTTGAACTATTCTTGATAGTTCTTCGTCTGCTTTTGCTGTGTCTTTTTGTATTTTTGCTTTAATTGATTCAACAATTTTTGATCTCGATTCGCCTAGTGAATCTTCTTTTTTAGGTTCACCTTTCATCTCGCCGGATCTCATTTTTGCAAAGTTTTTAGAAAGAAATGCCATTGCCGCTTTTGAATCATGAGATTTGTATACTGAATTTCCGTCTTTGTCTAAAACATCATTTACCATTTTTCCGTTTTCGTCTCTATACATTGAAACGTATGGTTTGATATCTTCAAATGTTACTGACTCACCGTTAAATGCATCTACGTCTAAACCTTTTGGTTTCATTGTTGAAAGATATCCTTCTTGATCTCCGTACATATCTTTAAAAGTATCAGGATCGTGATCTGCAATAGTTTTCATAACAAATTCTCTCGGAGCAGTATCTGAATTGTAAAGATATTTTCCTAACTCTTCTAATTTGCCTGCATCTAACATATCTGCAGATTTAATAAACATTTCGCTGTCCATTGAGTCTTTATCTTCTTCACCTGCTTTTCTAATTATTCTTGATGCTAATGTTGAACCTTTATCCTCTGTTGCATCTATGTTGTTTACCCAATTTTCAAATGCTTCAGTTTCTTTTGCTTTACCTTGTCTATCTTTTTTAGGTGCAAATGCTTGAGGATCAACTCTTACTTCGTCAGCATACTTTGGATCTGCTTTCATTTTTTTGTAATCGTCAATGTATCTTTTTGCTAACATTACAGCAATTTTTTTATTTTTTAAATAATCTTGATCATGCTGTGCAAAAGGTGTTCCTTCTTTTTCTAAATCATCTGCAACTCTAGAAGCAAAGTTTGCCACTCTGTCTTCTTCGTTTCCTTTTGACATCATTCTTGCCGCTATGTCAGATAGTATTGAACCTAGCATTGTATTTTTATTATTAAATTTTGTTACAGATAACATTTTATCTGCTGTATCATCTTTTCTTAAAACTAATTTGTTATCTGGATTTGTTAACCAACTTTGAACAATCGCTCCATGATCAACTGGTGGTTCAACTTTGGCATCTTTATCTGTTGGCTCATCAGTTTTATATTCTGACATTATGTCATGAATTAAAGGAAGTGCTTCTTCTACTCTATCATCTAATGTTTTAAGTGTAAATTTTTCTCTGTATGTGTTTCTAGTTTCGTCGTCTAAAACTCTTTCTTCTGCTGTTTTAAAGTTTTTAAATGTTTCGTCGTAGTGTGATTGTTTGCCTAAGTTTCTAACATATTGTCTTAAGTTTTCTAATTTCATTTTAGTCTGCTCAATAATATCACTTGCGTTATCATTAAGTTGATCTTTGTTTGCCGCATATCTCGAGAATGAATTTAGTTTAGCAATATCTTCAGATGTTTGTATAATGTGTTGTCCAAAATCATCATGTGGTTTTCCACCATTAGCCACGTGTCTAACCATTGCTCTTGCACCTGCTAAATGTGTTAATGGATATTTGAATCTTTCACCATCACTGTTTTCGATGTACAATGATTGTATCTGTCTTGATCTTGCACCAGGCACAGTTTCGTCTACTTTGCCTTTGTGTCTAATAATTAATCTTGTTTTATCTAAATTTTCATATGAACTTTTACTAGTTCCACGTAGACTTTCTTTTACTTCTACGCCTGCTAATTTAGTGATTTCTTGTATCTCTTCTGACATTTCATCAGTATTTACCGTTTGATTTGTATCTGCAAGATTCTTAAAATCCTGGCTTGATAGGTTAGATTTAGTAATATCACGTACATCGAACTTCAATTGATGCTGTACAGCAAGGTCTTTTAGTTCTTTTAAAAAAGCAAAAAATTCCGATTTACTATTTTCGTCTATTTTATCAGTTAAGTTCTTATTGTAAAATACTTTCATTGATTCACCGTCTGCTATTGATATACTCATTCTGCCAAACGTGTCTGAATCTTCGGCATACTCGAAATCATAAAATACTGCTTTTCTAGGATCAGCGGTAACATTTCCGTCTGTATCTCCTAGTTGGACATCACCAAACTTTGATCGTATTTTGTTAAAGACGTTGTTAGATAGTACTTCTGTTGTCATAATACTATATTTAGTTATATTCCTAGGTTGGCAAATATAGGCATTGGAGCAGTATATTCGGTGTCTCTATTGGTCCATTTTTCAAAGATTTTTGGATCAAAATCTGCAAGTACTTTCATCATACGTGTCATTATTAAACAAGCACTAACAAGATCGTCGTGTTGTCCAGGCTTTGCTTTAAATGAAATTCCTGTTGCAACAAAATCCTTAAGTTCAGATATTAATGGTTTACTGTTTATAATCATTTTGTTACTTTCGATCAATTCTTTAAATTTTGTACAGGCATCTATCTTGTGTTTTGCAGTGGTGTTAAAGCCTCTTCTAAATTTTCTTCTATGTCCTTTTCTGATAGGTTCAGATAAAAATTGTCCATGAATATTTTCTTCTCCTATATCCATAACTCTTAATAGAGCCGCTTCTCCGACTGTGTTATTTTCCATTGAATAAAATATTGAAGGATTTTTTGACGAATCTTGCTCTAAGCAAGTTTCGTGTATATGTTTACAGATTCCTTGCAATATTCGTATTTGTTGATTCATTGGAGTTGTGTTATGATGCCATTCTGCTACTTGTTCGAATGTTGGAAGTTCAAATACTTGGATTGCGGCAAAATCTCCTCCAGTACCCATCGCAGGATCTAATGCAACCATGTAAGTCATTTTAGGATTTGGTTTTTTCCACCACCTTACTTGTCCCATTGTTTGCATAGGTTCTGCACCTTCCATCTCAACAAGTGTTGTAGATGAAATAAGTGTTTCATCAAAAATTAAGAATTCACATTCGTGT